ATCAGGGTGGCGATACGGTGACAGAGGGGGCCTATGCAGCGTCTCTGGCCCGGCTCGCGCTTGCGAACAGCAAGGTCAAGATGCTGTGGCAGCATGATCCGTGCCAGCCCATCGGCGTTTGGGAGGAGGTGCGCGAGGACAGGCGCGGGCTGTTCGTCAAGGGTCGCATCCTGACAGACGTCGATCGCGGGCGCGAGGCGGCGGCCCTGATTGGTGCGGGAGCCATTGACGGGCTGTCCATCGGATACCGCACGGTCAAGGCCCAGAAAGGCGAGCGCGGCGGGCGGGTGCTGTCAGAGCTTGAACTGTGGGAGGTCTCGCTGGTGACCTTCCCGATGCTGCCCGACGCCCGTGTCGCGGCCAAGGCCGACGCGCCCGAGGATGCGACGCTGCACGAGCTGGCGCTGCTGTTCGATCAGGCCCGCGAAACCCTTTTCCCCGATCCCTGACCCACAACCAAAGGACAGACCATGAGCAAACCCGAGACGCCGTCTCGGACCGGAGAGGCTTTGTCTCCGGCCGAGGACCTGCGCACCCCGATTGGCGGTTTCGTGCAGGATTTCAAAACCTTCTCAACCGGCATTCACGCCACCTTGCAACGTCAGGAAGACCGTATGAACAAGCTGGACCGCAAATCCATTCTGGCCCAGCGCCCCGCCTTGGCCCGGGCCGCCACCGAAGAGGCGCCGCACCAGAAAGCCTTTGCCGCCTACCTGCGGTCTGGCGATGATGACGCCCTGCGCGGTGTCGAGGTCGAGTCCAAGGGCATGACCACGGCTGTCGCTGCCGACGGTGGCTATCTGGTTGACCCACAGACCGCCGAGACGATCAAGTCCACCCTGTCGTCGACCGCGTCGTTGCGGGCCGTGGCCAGTGTCGTGACGGTCGATGCGACCTCTTTCGACGTGCTGGTCGATCATGCCGATATCGGTGCGGGCTGGGCCACCGAAACCGGGTCCGTGCCCGAGACCGACAGCCCCGTGATCGACCGCATCACGATCCCGCTGCACGAATTGTCCGCGCTGCCCAAGGCCAGCCAGCGCCTGCTGGACGACAGCGCCTTTGATATCGAAGGCTGGCTTGCTCAGCGGATCGCGGACAAGTTCGCCCGGTCCGAGGCTGCGGCATTCATCAGCGGTGACGGTGTCGACAAGCCGCGCGGGTTGATGACCTATCCGACAGTGGCGAACGACAGCTGGGCGTGGGGGTCGCTGGGCTACAGCGTGACGGGCGACGAGACGGGTTTTGGCAATGCGGATGCGATCATCGATCTCGTTTATTCGCTGGGGGCGCAATACCGGGCGGGGGCGTCGTTCGTGATGAATTCGCGCACCGCAGGCCAGCTGCGCAAGCTCAAGGACGCTGACGGACGGTTCCTGTGGTCCGACGGTCTGGCAGCGGGCGAGCCTGCACGCCTGTTGGGCTACCCCGTTCTGGTGGCCGAGGACATGCCCGAAATCGGGGCGAACGCCTTTGCCGTGGCTTTCGGCAATTTCGGCGCGGGCTATACGATTGCCGAACGCCCGGACCTGCGCGTCCTGCGTGATCCCTTCTCGGCCAAGCCGCACGTTCTGTTCTACGCCACCAAGCGCGTCGGCGGCGGTGTCTCTGACTACAAGGCGATCAAGCTGCTGAAGTTCGGCACCGCCTGATCCGGGCCTGAACCGCTTCGGGTTCGCCCCCGGCATAGGGCGGACCTGATCCCGGGCGGTGACCTTGTTCACCCGTTTGTCCGCTGTCCAGCCCTCCCTCCGCCCAAGTGGCGGGCAGGCCGGACAGGGCACCGCCCGGACCCATCCGATTGATTGAAACACCCGCCAAGAGGCCCTGCCCATGAACCTTGTCGAACTTACCGCCGTGGCGCAGGAGGCCCTGCCGCTTGCCGCATTCCGCGAGCATCTGCGTCTGGGCAGCGGCTTTGCCGATGACGATTTGCAGGATCACCTGCTGGAAACCTATCTGCGCGCCGCCTTGGCCGCCATCGAGGCCCGCACCGGCAAGATCCTGATCGAACGCGATTTCGCGTGGACCGTGACGGCCTGGCGCGATCCTGCGCGGCAACCGGTGCCGGTGGCCCCGCTGTCTGCCGTGGGTGAGATCACGTTGATCGACGCGACAGGCGCGGAAACCGTCCGGACCGAGGGCTTCACCTTTGCCCCCGACGCGCAGCGCCCCGCGCTGGTGCCCACCGGAGCGGTCCTGCCGTCGATCCCACACAAGGGTGCTGCGCGGATGACGCTTCTGGCGGGGTTCGGTCCCGATTTCACCGACCTGCCGTCCGATCTGGCGCAGGCGGTGCTGATGCTGGCGGCACACTTCTACGAATACCGGCACGAGGTCGCGATGGCCCCCCATGCGATGCCCTACGGCGTCTCTGCCCTGATCGACCGTTACCGCACCGTGCGGCTGTTGATCGGAGGTCAGGCATGACCGGTCCGCATCTGTCGCAACAACTTGTGTTGGAGGCAGCGCAGCGCAGCCCCGATGGCGCAGGTGGCTTCTCTGCCACATGGATCGCGCTGGGGATGCATTGGGCACAGATCACACCCGGCACGGGGCGCGAGACCGGCAAGAACGGTCTGCCCCTGTCACGGCAGCCGTTGCGCATCGTGGTGCGCGCCGCCCCCGTCGCCAACGACCGCCGACCACTGCCTGGCCAGCGCTTCCGGCAGGGCACGCGGTTCTTCGCGATCGAGGCAGTAACAGAACTGGACCCAAACGGCCGCTACCTGATCTGCCGGGCGACCGAAGAGGTGGCGTCATGAGCTATGCGACAGCACAGGCGCTGCAGGCGGCGATCTATCAGCAATTGACCGGCGATCCTGCGGTGTCGGACCTGATCGGTGGCGCCGTCTACGATGCGCTGCCCCAGGGCGGCATACCTCCGCTTTATGTGCTGTTGGGTGACGAGACGGTCAAGGATGCCTCGGACAACAGCGGCGGCGGGGCATGGCACCGTTTCGTCATCTCGGTCGTCAGCGATGCGGCGGGCTTTGCTGCCGCCAAGACCGCCGCAGGCGCGGTCTGCGACGCGCTGGTCAGTGCCGACCTTGCGTTGTCGCGGGGGTCGCTGGTGACGCTGACTTTTCTCAAGGCCCGCGCCCTGCGTGTGGGCACCGGTGATGCCCGCCGCATCGACCTTACCTTTCGCGCCAGTGTGGCGGACTGAACTGCAGGAGAACGACTATGGCTGCCCAGAACGGCAAGGACCTTTTGGTCAAGATCGACATGACGGACGACGGAACCTTCGAGACGGCTGCGGGGCTGCGCGCGACGTGCATCAGCTTCAATTCCGAAAGCGTGGACGTGACCTCGCTTGAAAGTACCGGGGGCTGGCGCGAGCTGTTGGGCGGTGCGGGCGTCAAGTCTGCCGCCATTTCCGGCTCGGGCGTGTTCCGCGACGCGGCGACGGACGAACGGGTACGGCAGATCTTCTTTGACGGCGAGACGCCGCGCTTTCAGGTCATCATTCCCGACTTCGGCACCGTCGAGGGCCCGTTCCAGATCGCGTCAATCGAATACGCGGGCACCCATGACGGAGAAGCGACCTACGAGATGGCACTCGCCTCGGCAGGCGCGCTGTCCTTCGTGGCAGACGCCTGATGGTCAACCCGCTGACAGGCGAAGTGGCGGTGACGCTCGATGGCCAGCGCCACGTGGCCAAGCTGACGCTGGGCGCACTCGCGGAACTGGAAGAGGCGCTGGATGCGGACAGCCTTGTCGATCTGGTGCGCCGCTTCGAGAGCGGTGCGCCCCGCAGCCGGGACGTCATGGCGCTGCTGGTCGCGGGGCTGCGCGGCGGGGGATGGCAAGGACAGGCCGCCGACCTGCTGACTGCCGAGATCGCCGGTGGCCCGGTCGAGGCAGCGCGAGTCGCGGCCCTGCTTCTGACCCGCGCCTTCACGCCGCCTGCCTGATGGATTGGGCGGGGTTGATGCGCGCGGGGCTGTGCGGCTTACGCCTGACACCCGACCAGTTCTGGCGGCTGACGCCCGCAGAGCTGGCACTGATGCTGGGGCAGGCCGATGCGGCCCGTCCGATGGAACGCGGCAGACTGGATGCACTGATCGCGCGGTTCCCCGATATTATGAAAGGACAGGATCATGGATGACACCGATCTCGACCGGTTGGACGCCGATCTGACCGCGCTTGAACAATCACTGGGCGATGCAGCCGCGATGACAGCCGCTTTCGACGGTCAACTGCGCGGCGTGCAGGTGGCGCTGGGCGAGACAACGCGCGATCTGGGGCATCTGGAGCGTGGCTTTTCGCGTGGCCTGCGTCGGGCCTTCGACGGCGTGGTGCTGGATGGGCAAAAGCTGACGGATGCGCTGGGTGATGTGGCGCGGTCAATGGCGGACACGGTCTATGGAGCCGCCGTTTCGCCCGTGACCGACCACCTTGGCGGGTTGCTGGCGCAGGGCGTCAATGCCGCCGTGGGCAGTGTTCTGCCGAATGCGACGGGCAATGCCTTCAGCCAGGGCCGGGTCATGCCCTTTGCCAAGGGCGGCGTCGTCAGCTCGGCCACGACCTTTCCCATGCGTGGCGGCACCGGCCTGATGGGCGAGGCGGGACCAGAGGCGATCATGCCCCTGTCACGGGGGCCGGACGGGCGCTTGGGGGTGCAGTCCGCCGGTGCGGGCCACGTCAGCGTCACCATGAACATCGCGACCCCCGATGCCGCCAGCTTCCAGCGCAGCCAAAGCCAGATCGCAAGCCAGATGGCCCGCGCGCTGGGTCGCGCCAATCGCAATCGTTAGGAGAACGCCATGGCCTTTCACGAGGTGCAATTCCCCCCGTCGCTGAGCTTCGGATCGGTCGGCGGCCCCGAACGGCGGACGGATATCGTCACGCTGGTGAACGGCTTCGAGGAGCGCAACACACCCTGGGCACATTCACGCAGGCGCTATGATGCGGGGCTGGGGTTGCGGTCGCTTGACGACGTGCAGGACCTGATCGCCTTTTTCGAGGCGCGGCAGGGCCAGCTTTACGGGTTTCGCTGGAAGGACTGGGCCGATTTCACATCGACCCGTCCGTCGCGCAATGTCACATCGCTGGATCAGCTTGTCTTTATGGGTGACGGCCAGACGGCGGATATTCCGCTGACCAAGACCTATACCTCGGGTGGGCAAAGCTATGTCCGCCCGATCACCAAGCCGCGTGCGGGCACCGTGACCGTGGCGGTCGGCGGCGTCGCAATGCAGGAAGCGGTGGATTTCACCGTCGATCTGGCGCGCGGGATCATCCATTTCGAACATGCGCCGGATATCGATGCCGAGGTGCGGGCCGGGTTCGAATTCGACGTGCCGGTGCGTTTTGATGCGGACAACATCCGCACCAGCGTATCGTCCTTTCAGGCGGGCGAAGTGCCTTCGGTGCCGGTCGTCGAGGTGCGGGTATGACGACTGCCGCGCTGCACGCACATCTGGGGTCCGGGATCACCCATGTCTGCCAGTGCTGGTCGATCCGCCGCAGCGACGGCGTCGTGCTGGGCTTTACTGACCACGACACGGACCTGCACTTTGACGACATCACCTTTCAGGCCGACAGCGGGATGGCCGCCAAGGCGCTTGCGGGCACGACGGGCCTGTCTGTCAACAATACCGATGCCGTCGGGCTTCTGCGCTCTGACCTGATGCGCGAACAGGACATCGCCGCGGGCCGCTTTGACGGGGCCGAGGTGGTCAACTGGCTGGTGCGCTGGGACGACGTG